AACTGCATCTCGCATCTTTGGAGATAACTTCTTATATAACTTAGATTTTTTGTGTTCATCTTTCTCCGTTACTGGAGTATAAAATGAATCAAACTTCTTCGACATCTCCATCGTCCTTTACTACAGTTTTTACAAAACTATTTGCAACTTCTCTACGTTTAGTTTCTAAAGCCGCACCAATCTTATTTTGCATTGCAGATTTGAAAGAACTTTCTGCTTCAAGGTTCTTACCCATTTGTAACGCATCTACGAAATCTTCACTACTCATTATTATCTCCTCCTTGTTTTGGTGGTTCATCATTATCATATTTATCTACATCATCTGCACCGATAATATTACCACCTTGTGATGGATATCTTGTGACACCATCTGTGTTTTGGGGTAAATCTACTCCACCATCTTCAACATCTTCTCCTGCTTCTCTATTCATTTGTTTTTGCATTTCTTCAATCTCATAGTCTGTCATTTGCAATACGTTTGTTTGCACCCATTGTTTACTAAAGAATGTTCCGATATAAGAGTCGATAGTTCCTAACATATCAACTTGTTCTCTGAGTATCTCTGCTTTCTTGAGTTCTGCAAAATGACCATCTTGCATGAAGTCATACTGTATGTGTTGATTCATTTTATCCCAATCCTCAAGAGTAATAACACCCTTGAGAACTAGTTGGGTTTTCAAAATATCTGTGAATAGAGGTGTGAACTTTTTTCTTAATCTTTGTACGAACTTAGTAAATTTAAGTTCATCTCTTGTAATCTCTGTGGAACGACCAAGACTGAAACCTTGTTCTGCTTCTAGTCTTGAGATAGGAACATTGAGTGACCTGTATAGTTTTCTCTGAAAGTAAATTATATCATCTATCTCACCAAGATTAGAACCACCAGGCAGTGTAGTAATCTCTGTTCCTCTACCACCCTCTCGTCTTGGTAACCAAAAGTCTTCCAACATTGACATATGATTTCTATCATCTCGTATCTCACCAGTAGATGCATCATAGACCAGTTTGTTTCTATATCTGTTCATCACATCTTTTAGATACTGTTCTGCTTTTATCTTCGGTAAGTTACCCACATCAATATAGAATATTCTTCTTTCTGGGGCTCTTGATATCCTGTAAATAACTAACGCATCTTCAATCATGCGTAACTGGTTTACAGGTTTTATCGCTTTATGTAAATACGATAGAACGTGTCCTTTGTTTGCATCTACCAAACCAGATGGACAATATGTAATACTATCTGGTGATATTCTTATACCCTCAGATGTTCCTGTCATCGCCATACCTTTTTCATTGTAAAGGTAATACTCTTCTACTTTTTTAATTAAATTTAAACTAGTACCACTCTTAGGTTGTTTTACTAGTTCTCTAACTTTCTTGATTTTTCTGGGTTCAATAAACCTAAGTTCCATCACACCCTGTCTTGGATTTTTCTTATCAATCACTTTGTGATAGTATAATCTACCATCAACATACCATCTACGAAAGATATCGTGACCTTTTGTATCAAAGTCTAAAAGTCTGAGAACACTATCAAACTCTTCTCTCACTCTATCTTTTATTCTTTTGGGATATGGTAATCTATCTAAAACAATAGATACCGATTGATCTCTTTCATCAGCAACGATACCCTCGTTTACAATATCTTCAATCGCAGAGTCACACTCTGGTTGTTGTGATATATCACGATATCTTCTGATTAAGTCTTGTTCTGTGCGATCTCTACCATCTGCATCTAGAACTTGACTATAAAAACCACCACCACTTAGGTCGATAGCCCCATCATTAGACGTAGGGGCGGTGAACTTCTCACCACCCTTACTATCTTTGATTCTTTCAAACTTGAAACCAAATAGTTCTGCCATAATATCTCCTACTTACTATTTGTATTTAGTAGGTTAGATTTAGAAACTTACGCCAGATGGTTCGTAGTGTTGGTATCTCCAAGATACTTCAAATGTTTCTATCTCACCAGCTTCTGCACTACTTAATGCAATATCACCGATGGTCAAAGGATACGCATTTCTAAAGATGTATGTCTTCAGAATTGTGTCATCTCTATCTAACTGTTCTACAAATAAGTCTGTCTGATAATCAGATGGATTGACAACACCAGTATTATTTGCAAAGTCGTTAATACCATTGTGCCATAGTTCCATCGCATTTCTTATCATAAAGTCTGTATCATTGTAGAAAGTAGTTGACCATACGTCTGGTGCTGGTCTATCTCCAGAAACATAGATGTTTCGACCTCTGAATGGAACTGCAATCTCACCAAGTGTTGATGCTGGTAAGATACTTGCAGTCACTAGGAATGATGCTCGTCTTACATCAAGTCCTATTGCAATTCCAGAGGGTGGTGTTACAGTTACCCTAAATTGGTTTGCACGAGCACCACCACCGATAAGGTTTGCTTTAAAGTCATCTATATTTGCCATGATTAACCTCCTACCTCAGTAAATGCGACACCAGTTCTCGTTGCAATGAAGTTCAGAGTGATGAAGTTAATTGACCTGTTTGGTTTGATGAAGATGTCTGAAACAAACTCGTTTCTATCTATGACTTCACCAGTATTGTTGGTTGCATCTGCAATCACACTAAAGTCTGTTATACCTCGTCTACCTTGAACATCTCGTAAGAAAGGTTCTACCAAGTTTCTAAATTGCGCCCTTGTAAATTCGTCATTGAACTCAAAGAGTTGGAACTTAGCCGCAGTTGCGATTGCTTTTTCAAGTAGTAAGAATAGTCGTCTTACATTTATTCTATCAAACGCACTTGGTTTTGTTAACGCAGTCTTATCTCCAAAGAGTGTCACACCTTGTCCAGAAAAGTTCACCACAGGATTTACTCTTGCACGATACAATCTATCTCTCTCTGCATTGTTCGGATTGTAAGAGAGTTTGATTGCACCTCTCACTCTACCTCTGTTGAAACCAGCAGGAGAGAAGAATGAATCTGCAATTTGGTCTGTGAATGCACACAATCCAGCAGTATCTCCGTTGAGTGGTACAAATCTGAATAAGTCATTGTACTTGTCGTACATATACTTGTATCCACTATCGTATACCACAAAAGATGATGATGGACATAAATTAAATGCATCTATCACATTATCTGTTTGTGTAAGTGAACTGTTTACATTAACTGTTGCACTTCTGTGTGGTGATACAAATGCGACACAATCTCTTCGTGTTTCAACGAATGCTGTCAACATTGTAACGTGTGTGTCTTGTAGTGATGAACTATCACCAGACCCACCACCTCGTCCACCTAAGATTAGGTTTACGTCAAGTGATTCTGTATCTGCAAATCTGTCGTATGCAGTTTTAAGTTCACCAGCGGTTACTGCATAGTCATCAGTTCCACCAGAGAGTTCACTTCTTGTTGGTAAAGAAAGTGTTGCATATGTTGATGAACCATCTTCTAAGTCAATGTTATCACCATTGTCTGTTGATGAACCATCTGTGCCGTCTAGTAAAAGTTTGTCACCAGCACCCTCTGTTGCAGAATGACCATCAAGTAAAATGTCACCCTCTTGAGTTCCGTCTACATCTGTTCCCCAGTTTGTTCCACCAGTATTATGATCCATCCAGTATACAAAATTAGATTGTCTGTATATTACATCTGGGTAGAAGATACTATCTCCTTGTGGCCCTTTTGCGTTACTGTTGACTGAAAGGTTTGCAAATATTTCTAGAACAGCGGTTGTTCTTTGTCCATTTGCATCTGCACTAAAACCAGATAATGCACCAGATGTATCGTAAACAACTATGTGTATCTCGTCTAGTGTTCCTCTATCATTATTAGATGCGTAGTTTGAAGTGCCTGGTTCTGCATCAAATAAATCGTAGAACCTCCATCTTCTTCGAATGTTTGTTCCACTTGATATTGTACTTTGTAGTCCAGCACCATTTACGTCATCTTTAAGTTTAATAACTATGGTATCTGCACTTCCACTATCATTTACAGAAGTAACTTCATATTCGAAACCATCTGTTTCACCAAAGTTCACTAAGTCACCAACACTAAACACACTTGCATCAGTAACAGATATTGTGGTCTGTCCCTCAGCTTCTTCTGCACTTGTTGTTGTGACTGCATTTTGTGAATAATTGTTTGCACTAGAACATATTGAAACTCCTAGTGAGTTACCATGTGTTCCAGCAGTTCTAGATGCCCATTCACCGACTGAACCTTGTCCGTCACCAAATGCTTCTAGATAGTGGTCTGTATTTCTTATGAGTAGTCCTGTACTACCAGCGGTTGCGTTTAGGATGCCAGATTCTACTCTTACTACGTTGAGTTGGTTTGTATACTGCAAGAAGTTTGCAGCTGTGAACCACCACTCATACGCATTGTCTGTAGTTTGAGGTTTACCAAATATCTTTACCAACTGTTCCTCTGAAGATATATTCGTTACTTCAGAAACAGGCCCTTTTTCGAAAGGACACGCAATTGCACCGATTGATGTTGCAACTGCTGGTACGACATTCGTTAAATCTACTTCTTTGACTTGAACGCCAGGAGAAACTAAAAATGCCATGTTTTCCTACTCCCTCTATTAAAATTGAGATTATTTTATAATATTTATAAAAAACAACATTCTAAAAACACAATGTTTATATTCAGAAGTTATAAATAATACTATGAATAATCATTATGAAAAATATAAAGACACAATAAAAAAAGTTGCAAGACGATATAGATTGTTAAAAGATATGTGGATTACGGATTATCTAATGTCTAACTCCTGTTCTCATTGTGGTGAATCAGAATTGATTTGTTTACAATTTTATCCAGATGACAGGAAGATTAGAGCATTATCAAAAAAATCTGAGGATAAAACTGAAGTATTAGAATATATATCAAATAATGAAATTGTATGTAGAAATTGTTTTCAAAAATTAGACTCAAATATTATAGGAGATTGAAATGAACGACACACCAGATTTACAAATTGAGATAACAAATTGGGAAAAAGATAAAGTTACACTTGAAGGACTAGGTATTAATACTGTTGAAATACCAGAACATTATATGGAATGGTTGAGAGAAGCAGTAGTAAGAGCTAGAGATCCAGAAAATTCTGCAAATGATACACTGTTAGGTCAAATGAAAGAGGAATACACTATCCCAGAGTATAACCAAGAATTTACTGATTGGATTATAGGTGAGTCATTAAAAGAACCTCTTGCATCTGTTTTATCAAGAAACTCTATACCTGTCATATCAGAGGACACTACTCAAGTTCCTATGGCATTACAAACATGGTGGGTAAACTATCAAAAAAAACATGAGTTCAATCCACCTCACACTCATAGTGGATATTTGTCATTTGTTATGTTTATAAAAATACCTT